GAAGGATTACACGGTTTAATGTTGCTACGTTACCAGCGGCTGATGCACCTGATGTTGCTGCCTCTTGTAAGTAACGCTTTGTGTTTTCTAACACAACGCTCATGCTGTTACGGCGATTACCTTCTAAACCTTCAAGAAGTGCAGATTTGGTATCATCCCAACGGCTTTCTAATAGTACGTCTGACATTTAAGTCTCCTCTATAGTACTTTATTTCATCAAACCAGCAAGTTTACGGATATCAACGATATTACTATCTTCTTCCTTAACTTCTGTTGTTTGAGGTTTTGGTTGCTTATCTCCTGTTACTTCAGAACGGTTTTCTTTAATTATAGACTTTTTATTATCTTTAATTATGGATTTTCCGTCTAAAACAGCCGGTAGATAACGATCGAAAGCAGTCTTCAACTTTGAAGTCTGTACGCTTTCAAGTAGGTCAGTCATAATGCCTGCCTTATCTTTGTTGAGTGGCTTCAATAATTCGTTAAGTGTTTCTTTACGCTCAACGTTTTCTTGAATAATAGCAATTTCTTGCTCTTTACTCTCAACTAACTTTGATTTCTCTTCTAGACTCTCATTAATCTTAGCAATTTCGTCTGCTGACTTTTTAATTTCAGCTTCTAGTTGCTTAATTTTTTGATTTTCATTCAAGTGACTTGATGAGAATTCAGTAGCAAAAGTTTCGAATATTTTACGTCCGAAAGTATTTTCTTTTGCTATTTGGATATCTTCTTTAAGTTGATTCATTTCACCTTTTAGATAACCAGTCACTGCTTCGTTAACAGCCTTACTTGTATGCTTTACAAATCTTGATTTTAAATCATCAAACTTTGTACGGGCTTCTTTAACAAGTCTAACTTTAGTTTCGACAACGTCTTGGCGATCTTTCTGGAAATCTTGGATCTCTTCAGCTAATTGAGCAGTTACAAATTCTTCTAGTTTGTTAACTAGTGACTGTTGTGTTGCTCTTTCAGTTTTAAGTTCCTTAATTTCTTCGCTTAGTTGTTTAACTAAAAACTTATCAAATGTACCTGAAGTTTCCTGCATTTTTGCAACAAACTTAGCACGATCTTCTGAAATTGCTTTACGCTCTTCAGCGATTTGTGCAAGTTCAGTAGTAAGACCTTCTGTGACCATTTTATCTAAGGCTTCAACCATTGTAGATTTATCATGCTCGTAGCGTTTTGCAAACTCCTCACGAAGTTCTGCAGTTACTTGTGTACGAGTCTCATTCATCTTTGCTTCCCATTGTTCTGCAATTGCTGAACGAGTTTCTTCGTTAACAAGATCGCTATCAAGTAGTGGTTTAATAGCATCTAGCATCTGGATCTCCTAGATCTTTAAGTCCTGAATTAAGCGAACTATTTCGCTTTTCAGATATTTTTGTACTCGAGCGTCGCCATTTGCATCGCGAGCCATCTCTAATACTTTGTGTCCGTTACGCATGTTTAGTAGTCCTTCGTAAATCGCTACAGGATATGCATTCGGTGCACTCGGTTGTGCCACAATATCTACTGTGACAATTTCAAAATCAGCAACATGACCAGTGGATTCTGTTACGTTTCCACTACCTCTGCTACTAACTCCTAAATTTACTCCACCGTCGATCATAGTTTTCACTAATAATCCCATTGGTGTTTCAAGAATCTTTAATTTACCGTACCCATTAGGTCCATCCATCCACATACTTTCTATCATGTGACTTACTCGATCTAAGTTAATTTTGAGATCATCTGGATGGTCAACTTCGCCTAAAACGCTGTTGCCTTTTTTAATTTGCTCGTTGATGGTATTAACGGCATTTGAAATTTCCTTGACAGGGTAGACACGCTTATTTGCGTTCTCTACCCCACCTTGGATACAAATACCTTTCATGTAGAGATCCTTGCCGCCACCTGGCTTTTCTGTTGCTTCATAAACAACGTTTGCCTCTTTGGAGGTTAGGTTTTCTCTCAAGTATAACATGATTATGCTTTACTCATTGTTGCGCCTTTTGGATTAGCCGCATCTGTTTGTACTGTAGATTTTGGTGTTGCTCCACCTTTTTCTTCACCGCCTTGTGCTAAGTTCTTTGCAGAACCGCCCATGTCGTTTTTGCCAGCAACTGGACCTGCTGATCCATCACCTTGCTCTGCAGTAACTGGTGCCGGAGCTTTTTCGGTGTATTCACGAACCATTTCCTCAGTCTCTTCTTCTACTGATTCCATTTCTTCTTCGTCACCTTCTTCTTCGTCACCTTCTTCGTCGCCTGCGTCCATGTCCATATCCATGTCCATTTCTTCATCGCCGCCTTCTGCATCATCTCCGCCCATTAGTGCGTCGAATTCTGCTTTTAATTCTTCTAGTGCATTTTCAATATCTACTACACGATCTTCAATTTCTTCCTCGTCAGCATCTGCTTCCATTGAAAGACCTTGTTCGTCTGCTTCAATATCGTCAATCATATCGTCTGCTTGGTCGCCACCGATTTCTGCTTCGTCAAATTCTGATTCTTCAACAGTTTCGTCTTCTGATTCTTCTACTGCTTCTGCATCTTCTTCGACTTCTGCAGTCTCTTCTACTTGTTCTTCATCTACGAGACTCTCGTAAATGTCACGTGATTTTTCAACCACTATTTCATGGAACAAATCTTTTGCACCTTGCTCATCTTCTGCGATGAACAGTTCAATCAATTGTTCAAATTTATTGTTATCTGACATTCGTCACTCCTATTATACTTTTTATCTGTGAATAGGTAATTATTCACAAGGCATTTGTAGTTTTATTTAGTTTTTATTTGGAAAGTGTAATAAAATGCATACTTTTTGGTTCAAAAAGTCTGCTAATTAAAATTTGTGCTATTCTGCCGCTGGTGCAGGAGCAAATTGGCGTCTAATTTCTTTAATTGATTCTTGATATTCTGTTGCCTTAATGTCTGCTAATTTACGCAATTTACTTAATTGTTCAAACGTAAGACGTGTTTTTCGTGTGTCAGTTAACCGCAACGCAGTATTATCCTGATAAGGTTTTTCAATTGTTTCTACAGATTTTTCTGTACTCATTAGTTCCATTAACAACATAATACTATTTATTCCGTTTCTGGAGTAGTTGAACCTACTGGACTTTCAGTGCCTGTTGCGTCGGCTTCTCCGGCGCCACCTTCTTCACCACCGCCTTCTGTATCGTCTCCACCAGCTATAGGAGTTTCAGGCGCAAATTGATCCATATCTGATTGTATTCCACCAGCAGTAACACCAACACTACGCATACTAGGCAGGTCACTTTCGACACTGACATCAGCATTTTCTTCACGCCACATTTTTGTATTTTCTAGCATTTCTTCTTCGCTCAGACCTAAGTAACGTTGCATTAAAAAACGTTTACTCAAATATGGATACTGTTCTAAACTAGTAAATGTTCCAATTCTAGCCGCATCCATTTCAGTTTCACGGAAACTACTAAAGTTTTGTGGTTCATTAAAACGTAATTCAAATGTACCGTTATCTATCTCTACACCACGCCACTTGAGATACATTTTAAATTCTCTGTCAAATGTTCTAGCAACCAGTCTTTGTAGTCTTATACAATATTCATTAAAACGTTTTTCCTGAATCATTGCAGTGCCTACACGACCGTCATTATACGCACCGGGTGATTCCTCAATTCCTGTTGGCAAATAACTGCTTGGTATACGTAGTCCACGGAATAACTTGTTAGTAAAATATTTTAAATCGTCGATTTCACCTAAATTAGTACCGCCTGGTAGTGTATCAACTTTGGATCCACGTCCTTCTGCAGTTTGTGGAAAAAAGTAATCTTCGTTAGTACTAAGTGGATTATATGTTGTGTCCATAATGTTAACACCACCACCAGTTTTACTTGGTATACGTCTCTGATGTATTTCATTTTTCACACGTTCAACGAAACTCATAGCCATATGACTAGGCATATTACCGACATCTATATAAAACACACGTCTTTCAGGTGCACGTTGTATACGATAGATAATAATTGCATCTTCAAGCAATTCTTTTTGTTTGAATACTTTAAAAACTTGTTCTAATATACTGTTACCAAAAGGCCAGTTAGGATCTAAACCTTCTGTTAGACTTGCGTGTACTATATGATCTGCTTCAACTGCTTTTTCATTCAATGCACGATCAAAACGTCCTTGTGCAGTTGCACCGCCACTACCATCATAAATGTTACTGGGTTGTATATAGCCTCTGTTTTTGTATAAGTCACCCTGTTGTCCAGGATCAGCAAAAGTATTTGCAGTAGCAGTCAAATTTTCAAAGTTTGGATTAATGTCTTTTATAACATATTGTTCAGGTTTTTTACCTTCACTCTCATTAACAATAATCTTTGTAACTTTTGTCATTTCAGTCCAAAACCATTCAAAGGTTTCCGGATCACGAATGAATACTTGATCCCCGTATTTTAGTACATTACGGAAAATTTTAAACAGTCTTTGGTTAAAATCATTTAAATGATTCCAATTTAGTAACTGTTTTTTGATAATTTCAACTTCACTTTCAGTTGGATTTTCCATAAAATGTATATCAAATCCAGTACCGTTTTCTTTGTTGACTTGTGTACAAAATTCAGCAAGAATATCCAGTGCAGCGTTAATCTCACTGTCGATATCCATGGTTTCATACTGCCCATAGCGTTCAGTACGATTAGGATGTCCTATATAAACTTCAGGTAAATGACTTGCATAGTGACTGTATTTTGTACCATCACTACCGCCTTTACTTGGTATGTTTGTAAGAGGACTACTGTCCTTTACTAATGTAAAATGCTTTTTCCAACTCATATCTTATTATACTACCTTATTGTGTATTTACCTAATTATTTTATGTTAAATTTGTTGTTAACTGATCAACTTTACTGTTTGTGCCTCTCATTATCTTTGTCAATTCGGCTATTTGTCTTTCCATAGTTGGTGCATTAATTGTAACAGTTTTACTTGGTGTTGGTGTTTGTGTACTTGCAGTACCGCCTCCGTTGCCTGTAGGATCAGGAATATTATTTGTTGCATTGTTTTGAAGATTATTCAATTGATTGGTAATATTACCAAAAACTTCAGTATTAAATCCACCAACTTGTGTACTAGGAGTAATCCCAGCCATGGATTTTAAACCTGCTATTCCTTCATTTAAATAACTTGTTGCACTGCCTAAAAATTGTACTAAACCTGCAGTGTTTTTCAAAAATTCTGTTGTTAGTGTACTTAGATTCATTGCTAGTTTTCTATTTTCTACTTGGAGAGCAATTAGTGCATTGGTTGCAGTATTTGATTCACTGCCTACTTGTGCCATATCAGTACTGATATCTCTACCAGTTTTATTCATTGCCCCAACTGCCAATCTTCTAAAGTCTAGAAAACTGTCTTCCATGGTTTTAACTAATTCATTGTTAGTAAATCTACCTAACTGTGCAATTATTGTAGCATTGTTATCCAGTTCTCCCTGTATTACATCACTATTCTTTGCTAATGTTGACAAACCTTCAAAAGCACCTGCAGTGCCTGATTTTATATCCCGAGTGCCTTGTACAAAGGCATCAGTCATATTAGGCATAGCACTAGCCATCATAGCAGCACCCTTGGAAGTAATATCACCAAATGTTACTGTGTCCAGTATAACATCTCTCATTTTTGGGAATGATGTAATTAATCTTTCAATTTCTGCCTGTTGTTTAGGTCCTAAATTACGTATTGCTGCCTGTACCTGCACATCTCTACGTTGTTGTCTTTCTGCTTCTTTTTGGTTTTCTATGCTTCTACCCATTATAGCAGCCATCATTTTCTGTTGTCTTATTTGATTTGCAGTTTCTTTTGCAAACTCCCTAGTGCCAATGCCTATTTGTTCAATTGGGATACCTGCATTGGCAAATTTTTGCATTAAGTCTACAGTAGCCATACCCATATCTTCAAAACTAACTCCTAACGGTAGTAATGATCGTCCTTCTAGTTGAATCAAACGCTGGTTCGCTCTGGAAAATTCTCTTGCACCTCTATTAGTTTGTCCACCGAAACTTGCCATTGCTTCGCCATTTTTACTAATAATATTGGTAAATTCGCTCATTGTAAGACCTGCAGTGTGTGCATTGTCTCTAAAGTTTATTAAACTTCCGCCAAATATCCCACCTGCTCTTTGTACACCCATAAATGCTTGACTAGTAGAATTTAATTTTTCGAATAGGAAGCCTGCAATAGCACTTAATATTTGAGGTGATGCTGCGCCTACTACAGCCCCAATGGTTGCACCTAACATACCCATTTCACCAGTAATCGCTTCTTCTATCTTAGCTCCAGCAAATCCTCCTAGGATAGAACCTACGATCGATCCGCCTAACCCCTCAATACTTGTAACCATTTTTGTTAAAGATTGTGATAATGCAAATGGCGATTTTTCTAAATTACTAAAACCCTGTACAATTCGTGTACTGGATTGATTAATAAATCTACTAAATGCGGTGGATGCACCGGCTGCAGCTTTAAACCCTTGTGCAACTTTTGCACCACCTTCTTGAGTTTCTGTGCCTGCTTTTTGTGTCCTCTTTCCAAAATTAAAAATACTATTTGAACTAGTATTAGTTGCTGCTGATAATCTTTGTAATGCTTCAGGACTATTTGCATTATCAGAAGATTGCAATACTGCAAGTATGCGATTCATAGTTTGCTCTTCAGCAAAACCGTCTGCAAATACTTCACCTATTCCTGGAACATTAATAGTAGGCAAGAAAAAAACTCCAATTATATGCGTATATAAATACACACGTACATATTTATAATGTATTTATATGGAGAAAAACATGGTCGAGGTACCTGAGAACTATTCAATGAATCCTGAACAAATGGCACAAATGCAACATAATCCATTATCACAGTTCATGAGGCAAGCATCAATTTACATAAAATTGCCCAGTGGGGGCTTATATTATCCACAGGGTACTATACAACTGCCGGAAAATAAAGAAATAGCAGTTTTACCCATGAGTACAAGAGATGAAATTACTATAAACACTCCTGATGCACTTATGAATGGACAAGGTGTTGTTGATATGATCCACAGTTGTTGTCCTAGTATAAAGAATGCCTGGGCAATACCCGTTACCGACTTGGATACTATTTTAATTGGTATAAGAATTGCAAGTTATGGCGAAAAAATGGAATACACAAGTACCTGTCCCAAGTGTGAAAATGCTGATAATTATGAAATTGATTTGAGGCAGTTTATGGATATGCCGGTTGACATGAGTTTGTATGCACAACCGTTTGAATATAAAGGAATGAAAGTATTTGTACAACCAATTGACTACGATACACTCAACAAACAAAACTTGGAAACATTTGAGCAACAAAGATTGATAACTATGGTAAATGACGCTGATCTTAATGCTGAAGAAAAACAACGTAGATTTACAGACATATTTAGAACAATGACCAGTTACACTCTAGCAAATATTGTTGGAAGTATTGAAAAGATTGTTACACCGGAAGGTGTTGTTGTTAACAATGAATCACATATTAATGACTTTGTAAGAAATACAGAAAGACAGTTTTACGAAGCATTAAAAAACTATATGGATGAAATAGCCAAAGCAATACCGGAAAAAACTGTTACTACTAACTGTGCAGAATGTAACGAACAGTACAGTACTCCATTTACATTTGATCAATCAAATTTTTTCGTATTCGCCTCTTAACGTTATCTAATCCAGAGATTGAGGGGCTACTTAAAGGATACGATAAGACAGTTAATGAACTGCGAGCCAACATGACTAAAATTGCTTGGTATATGAGAGGTGGTGTAACCCTAAGTGAATTATTAGATATGCCACAAAGTGATTATAAACACTTTAATACAGTAATCGAAGATAATCTAGAACTAAGCAAGAAAACCAAACAAGTAATATTATAGGAATGAACTACGTTCATTCGTTCTTTTCACTTCGTTACAAGAACATTTTTTTATTTCTTTAGCGAAGCTAACAGCTATCATCTCGAAGTTGAACTCATACTTCACCCGTTTCCGGGTGTAGTAATAAATGAAATCGCATCATCTACGAGTCTCACTCATCTGTTATAAGAAGATTGCATTACTGCACGGAGGCGGAAACCCGTTAACCCCCTACTTCAGCCTTCACTGGTAGTCTCGGAACCGTACACACATCATAACAGCAATGTGCTTTCAGTTGAGGTTGTATCTTTTTCACAGAGCCTCGATCTTTTGTGCCTAAAGTTGGTTTTACTTGTGTCAGCGACGGTTTATTGCGAAGACCGTAAACGCCTAATTGAATTTATTGTGACACTGTCTAGCCATTTAATTGTTTGTTAAGAATGCCTTTTTGATGTACTCTTACTCTAATGTGCCCATTGTACCAGTCATCTGATTCCAGTACTTTATATCTGAATTGTTCTCTTGCTTCTATATAAGATAGTTCTGCTTTACTTGAACAGAA